GATCAGTTACACTCAGATCTTCAGAAGGAAGACGACCATCAACAAAACCTGTGACCGTCTGAACACCAACGATCTCAAAAGAATTGGTGGAAACATTAGTAACTCTACCAAATGACTGTACGTTGAGACCAGAATTAGAATATTTGATCAAATTTCCAGTTGTTACAATTCCAGGGAAAGGACCACCTGGACCACTAATTGTTGCAATACCTAGAGGACTTCCATCATAATGACCAGTAGAAATTGAAGCAATACCAATTACACCAGCTGTCTGAGGTATCAAATCAGCTGTAAATGTTCCAGCAGATCCAACAATACCATAAACTGACTGAACATCAGATGTTTCAAATTTCTTAGAGTCAATAACTGTTCTTTGACCGAAATCTTCACCATTAAACTTCAATCTTTCACCAAGAGAAAAATTACCATTGATATTATAGGCTGTGAATCCAGTTCCAACTGATACGGGGTATCTGAGATAACCTGTAGCTCCACTAGACTCACCTTCAATGAAACAAGGGATAGTGAGTGTGACATTCTCATTGACTTCGAAGTCATTATATGTTTGAATGTCAAAAAGTGACAAATCCCACTGATTTAGTGATTTTTGAGAGATTTCATATGATCCACTTTCCAGAGCGAAGTCATAAACTCTAGCAACACCTATTTCCTTACCAGCTGAATCAGTTGTGGCAGATCCAACTCTATTACTCCTCAAACTCAGGAAATTAGTATTATTGAAACCTATAAATGGTGATCCAGTAACATTATTTACGGAAAATGACGGTCCAAACCCAAAATTAACCGACTGATTTTTCAGATTCTTTGTTGTTCTTGCTTTTGGGACATCTAGGAAGGTTGGACCAACAATATCGATGGGATATCCTTTAACATAAGCCTTACCAGGACTAATTTTATAGACCATAAGGTCTTCAGATGGTTTTTGGCCACTAGAAGTAGTTTGATTGGGATTATAGATTCCTCTATTACCAATTCCATTATTCAAACTCTCTTTAACAGTGGTTACAAACTGTTTTACATAATAATGACCAGATTCATCAAAAGTTCTCTTGGCTAATTCCTCTCCAAGCATATTGTAATCAGTTGAGGTATTAATTTCTCTTAAAATACCATTATTAACCTCTGCCAATTGAACAAAATTCTGATCATTGTAATCAAATCTGTCTTTTTTACCCAAAACAGCTCTAATTTCTAGTCTATCAGCCCCAGGAGCGGTGTAATTAGTAAAATTCTTAGCGTTATCGTTTAGAGATGGGTCAATATCCGAAGAAATCAAATTTTCAGTAATGACCAGACCAATTCTATATGATGGTTTGTTGGTATACTGATCTAAAATTAGGATTTGATCTTGAACATCAACAAAACACCCTCTTAGGAAGTAAACACCCTCACCCAGAGCAAATGCAGAACCAACAGAGTTAGCATTTTCTGTTAAAGTTCTCGCAAGACCCTCTCCAGCAGCAATAAATGTGGTCTCAAAAGTTATATTATCAGTTGTAATCAGATTTTCGTTGTCAAAGAAAGTTCTAGTTGAATTATCTGTACTACTTGAATCATGATAGTCAACATAAAGGGTAAAATTACCAGTATTTGACTCTTGGTCAGTGATATATGTGACAACTTCAGCAGTTACACCAGAATCTGCACCAGTAATCTTCTTACCAACAAGTTGATCAAGGTAAAGAGATACAGGAATACCTAAAAATTCAGATTCAATCTGAACTGCATAAAAATTAGGCAGATATGTCAACTGCCCAGGAATAACCTTAGCTCCTTCTTTGAAGAAATGAGTACCCATATCTTCAATTTGATTTTGAAGAATGGATTGTAGATTATTTAACTCTCTAGCCTGAATTGGGTATGCTGGCTTGAAGAGAACTTTGTAGTAGTTACTCTGCGGATCAAAGTCGTCAAAATAAGGAGCAACGTTGAGGTTAGTTTCCTGTGGCATGATTTCTTATTAGAATTGCAAGATGATCTTTACGTCTTCTTTCTGGGATGACGACCTTATAATAGAGGGTCTATTGTCAACAAAGATAGTATTTCCAGAATATTTTTCTACTTCTGGTTGTGCAACACCAGAAGTAAAACTTTGACCCAGGTAATATGTCCTATTATTTATTACAGTACTTACACCCGTAAACACTGTATCAATTCCAAGATTGACTGACCCACCATTAATTGTAAGTGATCCGCCAGCCAAAACACTAGCAGTGAATCTATATGCCTCGAATCCATAAATTGAATTCGAGTTTAAAGTTCCATCAGTATTGAATCCAGAGTTTGTTCTGTCTTGCCAAAGTTTGAGAACACCAGTGGTTTGATCGTAAGAAACGACTCTACCAACAGCTGTATGACCCATACCAACGGTTTGAGTAACATAATCATCTGGTGTAAATGTTGCTGAACTGTATCCAATTCCACTCAATCTTAAAGCATAGGCCGCACTTGCTTTATCAAGATTCAAATTTGTTGAAGAATTGAAAGCCAATGGGTTTTCAATCATCCCAACTCTTGCAAACTGGTTACCAGTGATAAAATCTGGATTTTCAGTATCATTTTCAAATCTAGCATATGAAAGAACGTTATATGCTCCAAGTTCTCTATAAACATCATAACCATGACCACCATTTGGTGGGATAATGACATTAAATATTGGTTTTGTTGACCCAGATGGAACTCCACCAGATTTAAGATTAACAGTTCCGAAGGTATATCCTTCTCCACCACTTGATACGGTTACAGATTCAACTTTTGAGTCGTTATTGATGACAACTGTAGCTTCTCCACCTACACCATCACCATCAATAGGTACCCTTGTATAAGTAACATTAGCAGTACCAAGACCAATACCACGATCTCTAACAGTTACAATCTTTAATTGACCACTTGTAGAAGCGTTTTGTCTTATTACAGCATCATCAGAACTAGGGTCATACCAGTTTGATGGAACTGGAATATAGTCAGTGGAGTCAAATTTGATCGCTTGACTTGGTTTTACCGTATAAAGGTACTTCCAGATGTAACCATCACCACTTGAACCAGCTGATCTTGGTTCCAAATCAGTAAATCCAGGTTCATCAATAGACGGACCACCTTGGAAGTTATTTTCAACACTTGCATTATTATAAAGACATACATAAACTCTATAGTCAGAGTTCATTACATAGTAGTTTGCCGAATATATATCAAAAGCACCTGATGGTAGGGATGGGTTGTCCCTACTGATGTCATTTCTCCACATGTCATAGGTCACACCAGATGCCCAGACATTTTTCCTAACAACTTGACTAACATCAGAAGCATTAATCTTCTTCAGAGCTAACATTGTATCCCAATAGTCATTAGAGTCATTAAGACTATCTTTGGGAGATGGCGAATTAGTATCCCAATTAGACTGATATTCCGTAGCATTAGGTAAACCAATAAAAGCATAATAAGAATTTGTGGAAGATTGAACGCCCGACACAAAGTTCTTTGCATTCAAAATACGAAGTTGATCAGTTATAATCGCAGCCATTTTATTAGGACTTTTTTCTTATTTATATGTGAAAATTTACTTTGTATATGATCTATTTGTTCTAGGGTATTTTACCCCAGAAACATCAGGATTTCTATTACCAAATGTAGTTTGTTGGAGAGAACCACTTTCTAGTCTTTTCCTTTTTATAAAAAGGTATCTATTGTGGCTGGTTGAACCAAAAGTCTCCTTATCATCATTTTCAGATCCACTAGAACTCCCAACTTCAGGTAATGAATTTTCTTTTAAATATTGAAGAACTTCAGGAGTAGTGATATTAGGTTGATTTTGAGCAATACATGCTATGACACCACAAACTTGTGGACTTGACATACTGGTTCCACTAATTGAAGCAAGGTAGTAATTAGAATCCCTTGAGTCAGCAACTACAGGAGCATAACCTCCTTCACTAGTAGCACTGGATTGATCATAAACAGCAGAAATGATATCACTACCAGGACCCCAGATATCTACTCTTGATCCCCAATTGCTAAAGTTGGATTTATATTCAGCAACTTTTGAACCAATTGATCCAACACAGATAACACCATCAGCAGATCCTGGTGATGAACCTCGTGAATGGTATGTTGTAGTGCTACCGTTAAGATAAGTATTGTTATAATCAGCATCACCTGAAACAGAACAATTCCAATAACTATTTCCAGCAGATGAAATGACAATTACACCGTCATCAATAGCATCTTGAATATCAGCATCTACTGCTGTCACTCTCAATGGAACCCTATACAAGTAACTACTAGCTGGAACAGGAATACCATTACTTTCTAATATTGCTTTTTTCTCAGAAGTAGTTCCACTAACAGAAGTAGTTGTCCCCCTATAAGTTACTGATGTAATATTCGAAAGGTAAGCACTATAAGTTCCTCGACTATAACCCCAACTATGATTAGTGATTGTGGGATTTCTTCTGCCAGTTTCTGGGTTAATTGGTTTATTTGTATGAAAATGTCTCAAATAATCCCCCAACTTTTCAGCCCATTCACTTGTTCCTGATAACGTGGAAGAGAAAGCCATATTGTAAATATTAGCATCTCTTGCCCATCCTTGTGTATTGCCAGCAACAGTTCCTGCTACATGAGATCCATGATTAGTATTTGGTGAAGATCCACTAGAACTGTAAGAATAAGTACCGTTAGATCCATATCCTAATACTGAATTGTATTGATACCAGTTGAACTGAACAACTCTAGATCCACCAGTTCCATCGGGGTTAACAGCGAATTCTACATGATTTGGGTTGACGTGTCCATCGACAATTACAACATCTACATTTTTTCCCGATACATCTGTTACTATAGATTTATTTGTTATTCCAGATGTTGAATCACTACCCCAATTGCTTGTCTGAGCATTTACAGTAATTGTTCCGATCATACCAGAGTGAGCTCCACACTGATAATAATAGGTACCAGCAACATTGGGTGTCCAAGAAACGGTGCCACTTTGGGTTCCTTGATTTGTTGCTGCAGGATTGTTTACATTTGATCCCCCATTTGATACACGTATATAAAATGGATGACCACTTGCATTAACCACAAAATTAATAGTGTCACCAACACTGAGAGTAACAGATACATTATCACCACTTACAGATCCATTTCTATCAGAACCACTTAAAGTATAAGCAGATGCTCCAGAGTTTGATACGTTAATACCATATGTCAATACAGAAGGGTATGATGTGTCACCTTTAATTACTCTATAAAGTCCCCAATTTTTATCATCACCAGCAAATGTTGATGTTGTTTTGTTAAAATCTCCAGTCTGTTCCCATAGATATTCAGGTACAATTCCTCTATCCTCTGCTGGACGTTCACAAGCAAGCACTCTAGGGTCTTTCCTAACCTCTACTGCTTCCTCTTCAGACAATGTGTAGTGGGTGTTACGACTTATCTCCCTTCTACTGACAAGATCAACTGCCCTGTCAGGAATATAAAGGGATCCTCCAGGAGTTTCTAGATCATCATATAAACTAACCAGGTCTTCTCTGTTTTTACAAGTTACTATGTATTCGTTCATTAGTCTTCCAACTTAACTACAGTTAAATCAACAGTAATTGCTGATGATGAGGTTTCATTATTTGTTACTGATAAGTAAATTGTACTTCCAGGGGTGCTATCGTTATTCCACCCAACAATACCAGGAGTCATTATAAAATTATTTGATCCACTAGATACTGAACGAGCTTCAGCAATTAAACCTGACCCTGGAAGTGGATCTTCTAGGTAAGATCTGTTAGCATCTGAAGTTCTGGATGTATCGTCAACATATAACCTCACCCAAGAAGCAGCACTGGTGCCAATTTTAAGAAGTCCATAGGATTTAAATCCAGTTATATTTAAATTAGTCGTTGCCCCAACTGATACAGATCCTGTAGTTGCTGTTACTACAGATCTTGAACTAAGTCCACCACCACCACCAACACCAGTAAGATTAGATCCATCACCATAATAGACCGCAGCAGATCCAGTGCTTGAACCAAATGATTGACCAGAACCAACTGTAATATTACTACTTACATTTAAATTACCATTAATGTCTACACCATTTGAAGTAGTTGTAAGTCGTGTAACTTCTGCAGCCTGACCAGTAGCATAGTATAACGAGAGTCCACCTGTAGTTACAGTACTAGTGTTTGTTTTTAATAAAATAGATCCTTGATAACTCGTGATTCTGACATCACCAGCAGCGCGCTGAACAATTGAACCACCAGTAAATGTATTCTGGAATGTTACATCTTGTGATCCACTAGGCGAAATACTAAAGGATCTACCTTCGAGTGTTATTGAATCGCTTTTCGACTCTCCTGTGATTTTTACACCACTAGTAGTGGTTTCAAGTTTTTCTGATCCTTGACCATATAGTGTAGTATATTGAGAAGCACCTGTACCACCAGCAAGAATTGCAGAAGTAATACCAAGATTTACTGAAAATGCACTTCCATTCGTTCGTAAATCAAGACTATTTGAAGATCTGATTGTATTACCTACACCAGCAGCACCAGTTTCAACCTGAAGAGTCGCTGGAGTATTTGAACTTGGATTGATGAAAAAAGCGTTTTGGAAAGTAGAAATACCAGACACATTCAGTCCACCACCAAAAGTAAGATTAGTATTAGTGGTAGCACCTCTACCAGTTACAGATGAGAGAGTGTCTGATTCTGATGTTAGATAACTAGAAAGATCTGGTGGTGTATAAGAGAAGGCACCGCTTGAGTTGTCATAAGAAAGTGCTGCAGTCCCTACAGCACTTTGTGTTACAGATAGATTTGTAAGTCCGATACCAGAACTAGGAGGAAGAGATGCCCATGAAGATCCATTCCACTCCCAAGTAATGTTTGATGCAGTGTATTGTTGTCCAACTGTAGGATTGGATGGAAATGAAATAGCCATATTGATAGTCTAACCCTTATAGATTATTTATTATAGTAACCGCGTGGATATTGTAACCCTTTATGTGGTCTTCTACCTAGTAAGAAACCACGTTTAGTGGAATGATCTCCGGTAGCACCATTAGATAAATGACTAATTAAATAATTTGATGGGTTTGTTACTGTACTTTGAGATCTGGAAGTTCCTGAATATGTTGGTGATATAAAACCAGTATTTGTATTTGCAATTAATTCTGTAGTTAAAGATACAGATACCGAACTAGTTAGATTTGAAAAAGTAAAATTTGCCATCAGGTAGTCCTCGCTAGGAATAGCATACCTTCACTAGAATTATTAGACACTCCATCTAAACCAGTTTGTTGTGATTGATATGATGCTTGGATAATCTCATAAATTTCAGATCCACTTATTGTAACTGTATCACCTGGTCTAAATTCTGTTAGTCCTGGAGTTGTTGCTACTTGTAGTAATACGAAATCATCTGGTATATAATAAGGGCAAGGAATCATTTTATTTGAAATTGGAATAGTTTTGATAGGCTTGTAGTAATCTGCAGAAGAACTAACTGGCATATCGTGATACTTATCATATGTACTATTTCTATAATACACAACAACCTCATTTTGATCCGCGTCTTTGATATTATTTTTGTAATCATCATATGATCGATGAGGAGAATCCTTGCCGTATTGATACCCTCTCAAATATCCATAATAAGCAGTTCTTGCCTGGGTATACCTGTCTACAGGTTCACCCACTGGATTAAAATACTGAGAATAACCACTGGCATATCCAGGCATGTATGTTTCTATTCTCAATCCTTGCGTAATATTAGTTTTATATTCAGTAATTCCTGCTAAAAATACATCATCTAAATCAAATACACCATTACCATATCCATCACCTAGATGAAAATTAAATGCCGCAAAAGGTTCAATTTTTTCATTGATTGTTTGAGTAAATTGAATAACTGCAAAATTTGGATCTTGAGGTGCTTGAGCTCTAAATGTTCTAATCTGCATTGGATATGCAGTTGGAGTTGAAGATGTTCCTCTGTGGTTTAAAAACTCCCATCCGTTACCACATTGAACTTTTAACTCCCATTGGGTGCTGGCAGTACCCTCTAGGTATAACGAGTAAAATGTATTTGAATATTTTTTAGTGGAGTTGTTTTCTACATTGAGAACAGCAAAAGAACCTGTATCAGCTTTTTGATAGAGATTAGATCCACCACCCAATGTAGTTACCTTAATACCAGCAGTACCATCATATGCATTGGTAGATGTTTCTGGTGTTGGGACACCAAATCTAATATCACCAGTCGTGGCAGTACCACCAACTAGTTCTCCTGGAATTGTAAATACATCATTATCAGACCATCCAGTTCCAATACTATGGATGGTGATATTTCTTAAATGACCACTACTATATCCATATCTTTCAACTCTCAACTTAAGTTCTGATCTTCCACCAGAAGCAGGTACAGTATATTTCCAGTATGGATAATTGTTTATTTGAGATGCATAACTTTGTGTTACATTACCGGGAATAAGATTGATTACCCCTTTTGCATTTGCATTAGTTTCACTACAATAAATATATTTTACTGTACCATCTCCTCCAGGAATATCTGTAAGCGATGGATTGGTTATTGATGTAGGATAAAGAGGTTCTGATTCTGATTGTGGATATGATTGAGTGTCCCATGTTAAATTAGTACCAGGAGCACAACTAATATTAGTAGTATTAGATCTGTAAGATATGGTATTGGTGGTAGATGTGTCTCTAGCTCCCTTAAGATGGGACTTGGGAGTAAATCCATATGTAGAATCATTATAAACAATTCTTTGATTAGTATTAAATGAATCTACATCTCGACACAGAGTAAAATTGGTTGCATTTCCTGCATCATTTTGAAATTCAATGTGATCACCTGTGTAAAGATTAATGTTAGCATTGACGTAATCAGTGCCTTGATCTTCTTGAGTGAAGCATTCAAATGTACCAGTGTATGTTGTATAACCATCAATATCAATCTTGACTCCATTGTTAGCATTTGATAATGTTGTGGCTAAACTAAATCTATCTTTGTTTACTTTAATAATATAATATATCGTATTTTTAGTAATAGTCGTACCTAGATCATATGATGCATCTGTTTGTCCTTTTGCATAACGTACAGCATCGCCCGTTGAAAATCCATGACGATCCGATCTGATCTCATCATTGGTTGTATCAACAAAAGTAGTGTTGTATAGATACTCTTCAACGTAGTGTTGAACGCGATAATTATTACCAGAAGCATCCGTTACACGATATTTTTGTATTTTATATGCACCCCAGTTAATCACTCCGGTATCGCCACCATTAGCCTGTTTAAGAGAACTTAATGACCCACCTATCTGGGTGGTGCCGCCCTGTGGAGACATAACAACTTGAGGAACTCCAGTTACAGATGATCCTGCATTCATTCCTAAATTACTCAATGCAGTTTCAAAGGCATCCATTAAATTTTGTTTTGTCCATCCAGAATTGCCATTGTTTACATCAATAACTGATTTTAAAACTGACATTTAATTATTCTCCGATCTGTAGTGCTGTTAGTGTTACGGTAACTGTGGATGTTGACCCACTTCTATTTGTTACTGAAAGATAAATTGTAGTTGTTCTAGGACTATCATTATTGAATCCCATAATACCAGGAGTAATTAATATAGATTCTGCTGTAGTAGTTCTTACTTCAGCAATAACACCACTACCAGGAGAAGGATCTGCTCCCTCACTTCTAGTTTGATCAGCATCTCTGGAAGCATCATCAGTATATACTCTGACCCATGCTGCAGCGTCAACTTCAATCTTAAATAATGAATACGCTTTGTAACCTGTAATATTTAGTTCTGCGGTTGCGTCATCAGCGAGTGATGATGTAGTACCTGTAAGATCTTGAATCTGTGGTACGCTAGAACCGCCTGTAGCAGTGAGAACACCTGCAGCATCAATAGATAAACCAGAACCAATTTTAATACCACCCAGTGTTCCTGCTGCAGCGATTGGCAGTGTATAACCACCAGCAACAGCAGAGATATTTCCACTACCATCTACTGTAATAGTAGTACCATCAGGAAT